CTAACGCTTCGGCAAGGTCAGGGAAAGCAGTTTTAAATACTTCTTTACATTCATTGGCAATGTCCATGTGCTCCTTCTGAGTGCCGTGGGCAGAGCGAAGATTAATATAATGGATCCATGACCTGGCTGAACCCTTCATATAGATTCTAGTTGGAGTTGATAGTGGAAGTACAAATCTTGCACATTCCTTAGCAACACCTTGGCTGAGAAGACTATCGTAAAGTTGCTGACCTTTCTCAAAGTATTCTTGGATTTCTCCTTGCATCTTAAGCTTTACATAATCACCAAAATCATCAATAGAGTTTTGACGATTCTTGTCATCCTGTCTACGAAGATCAGGAATTACAGGACGATCAGAAAGAAGTTTGGTGTCAGCATACCTTTGTGAAAATTCCTGAAATGTGAAGCTCCTATGTCGAAGCACTTGAGCTGCAATACCTCTAGTAGTATTAATCTCAAGAGTCATATCAGCTTGCTCAAAGATTGACCAGTGATTCTGACGAATACAATAACGAAGAAGTTTAGCTGCAGTATCAAAATTTTCTTGATTTGCTGGATTACTTACACGAGCAGTATAAGTAATCACTTCTTGAGCAGACTTACCTTCTAGTTTGCCTGCACCTTGACTAAGTGAAATCAAATAAACATTGCTCATAATTACTTTTTCTTTTTAGGTTCTTTTGGCGGGTTTCCCCAGAGTTTAGGATTGACTTTGCCATCAGTCCAGCGGATATCTTTTAGACCCTCTCGGTACTTGTCCCAGTACATGTCGAAGATCTGAGCCCGCTTGTTACATACCACTATATCATATTTGAGCTGATTGTCAAGTGCATACGTGACCAAATATGAATTTAGAGGTAGGGTCTTATCGGTAGCTAGACTTTTGTCGCAGTCTTGGTGTACAATTTTACACATATCACGACCTATTTCCCCACTTAATTTCTGGATAAGCTTCTTCTACACAAGCTTTGGTAATCTTATACTTCTTACCTACAAGTTTGTCTTTTACCATACAAAGAAGTTTTGCTTCGTCTTGGTGAAGACTTTCTAGAAGTTGAATGAACATGGTTTCTCTTTTATTTCCAGAGAGACCGTCATTACCACCTTTAACAAAGTTATAAAGAATTCTATACTCATGAAGTAGTCGAGTATGTTCTGTGTCTACTGGAGCTTCATTTGGAGTATAAGGAACATCTCCTTCTGGTAGCATAGACACTACACTGTCATCAAAATTCCAGATTAGAATTGATTGTAGTGCAGGAGTCTTATACTTGTTCAATAGTTCAATTTTTTCTTTTTTCGTTTTAGCATTAGATACTTTTTGTAGAACTTCTGACATCAGAAGTCTTTCCACTGGTAATTCAGCCATGAGTTAAAAATCCTCCATTTCATTTAATAGTGAAACTAATTTGTTTTCAATAAAATAATTTATTGATACCTTTTTGGGTTTGTTACTATTTAACAAGTTATATTCATCTATAATTTTTTCTTCTATTGTAACAGGAATGCAAGAAAGATCAATAAGTTTGAGATTGCGATGATAGTTCGCTAATTGCTCTTCGTTACAATAGCTTTCTGGTTCTGACTGCACCCACTTAGCTATGTTCTTTTTACTAATAGGTTTTTGTCTTTTTCCAGAAACAAATGTATCTGAGTCAGATAAAAAGTTTGGAATACCGTCAGAGCGATCTCCTTTAATTACGTGTTCTCGGATATAAAGTTTTGGATCAATCCCATCAGTAACGTACTTCTTTTGAACAGGATTGTATTGAGTAACGCAAGGATACTTAGACAGTTGAATGAAATCTTTATCTCCTGATAGGATTAAGACTTTCTCTGGTTTTAAATTATCCTTTTGCTTTTTGATATTCTGAATAGAAACATGTTTGGAGAGAGTAGCAATGATATCGTCTGCTTCTGCTCCATAGATTTCCAGTACGATGTATGGAAAGTTATTCCGAATCTCATCTCTGATTTTGTTCAAAATTTCAAAAATTTGATTCCAATCAAAGGATGACTTTTCCCTATCCTTTTTTCTATTTTGTTTGTAGTATGGAAAAAATTCTTTTCTCCAATAGTGCTTACTATCGTAACAAAGAACTAAATTGCCATACTCTGCATGAAATTTATTTTTGTAAGCTTTAAGAGATGTTAATACCATGTGACGGATCATACTCTCGTCCAATCCGTCACTTAGTTTAGTTTGCATCATCAAATTACTAATCATGCACTGATTCATATCAACCAGTATCATAAATTAATCCTCTTCGTCTTCGTCGTCTTCGTCGTCTTCAAAACGTACAGCAATTAATTCTTCGGTAATATAATTCCCATTTTCATCATACATTTCTGGATGGCCAGTAGTAGCATGATTTGAAACAGGATTAAAATATTCATTAGCGAACCATCCAAACACCATACCAATTAAAAAACTTAGTCCTATTAAAACAAATCCTACTGCAAATACAGTAAGTAAAATTAATAGATTTGTCATGGTTCTTTCCCTTTAGAGTGTTAGTCTTGTTGATCTTGGATGAAGATTTTGACTTCCACTCTGTAGTTTCTTTTGAAAATGGAAACTATTTTATCGAAGTGGAAGTCAGGCTTTTTCAAGTCTTTTTTCCTCCCACTTATCATTGCCTTTACATTTTTATTTAGTAACTTTTCTTGAATAGATGTCATGTAATAACTTTAATGATAATGTGCTTTGGCGTCATTCTGCCAGAAGGAGACTTTGGTTTAGTTGTCAAGTGGCTGCCGATATTTTCGGCATTGAATTTAGTGCAGGAAATGACTTCAGTTAGAAAGTCTTCTGGCTTTCGTAGAGTTCGCACCCAAGATTTTTCTGGATCGAATCCATCAATCATAGTGCGGCGAACTGTCAAAGACCTTCCAACATAATAACACAGCTCTCGCTTTTCAATGTTATACAAGAATACATACTTGGCACCAATAATATCTTGTGGCTTGATTGACTTGTATGTATTTCCCCCCATCTCTAGGTCGTTGTCGTAGAGTTTAACATACTTTACGATTTTATCTGGAGATAATTTTTTCTTTTTGCGAACAATTTTTTTAGAATTTTTGTATGTATAAAGATCATCTACAATTTGATTTAGCAGATCTTTGAACTCTCGTATCTCAGGGCGACGGAAGTTTCCATACCCCTCTTTTACTACTGGATCTTGACCATCAAGTGCCAAAGTTAATTCTTCAATTTGCTCTAGAACAAAACCTAGTTTGTTATCTACAAAATCATTAATAGTCCTTCGGTCAATATCTTCTGATCGAAGAAACTGCATAAAATTAGCCTTTGATTTTTTACGAGTGATAACAAAATCATCAATAACAGTGTCAATAAAAGCTGCAATTTCACTCATAGAATTTTGTTCTCCTTGAGATGGGCAATGGTGTCTACGCAGCCACCAATAATGTCATTGTCAATCAGAACTCTCGGAAAGGTGGCTTCGTCTCCAAATTGATCAATAAAATTTTGTCGAGTAAAATGTTCATTCAATTTATATTCGACAAAACTCAATTCAAGCAAATCAAATACTCGCTTGATTTTCTCACAATAAGGGCAATTGTCTTTGCTGTAAATTGTAATTTGCATGGTGCGTTTGGATTACCCCAGTAGTATAGCAAAAAAGAAGGGGGCTGTCAAGCCCCCTTTGAGAATCAAAATTTTTTGAACATCCACTTTAGTTTAATATACTTTAATTGCATATCTACAATAAAGTGATTAATTTTTATATTAATCCAATCAAAAACATTTGGATCCGTAATGCAAACATATGCAAATACTGCTAAAAATAATGTTAAGTATATTGAGTATTCCATCAGTCTAATGGATCGTCAGTTGTCACATTATCTGGATTATTAAAGTAACCACTATCCATTGCTTCGGATAATAGTTCAGTTAAAAGTTCTTCAACGGAAATTCCTTTTTCCTTGGCCATAGCTTCTGCAATAGCTGCTGTCTTATCATCTAATTCAATTTCAATTTCTTCTCTTTCATCAGTCATAGTAGTAATTAAAGTAAAGGTAAATCATCATAACCAGGAGGATAATCAATATCCTCATTATAACATGGATTTATACAAGGAGAGTCAACTTTACGATACTGACACACTCTTTGTGCAAGAAAATTTAAATCTCCAGGTTTTCCAAAAGAAAATTTAGCTAATTCATTTTCAATAACCACACCACATGCAGGACATTTTTTCATGTCAACCTCGGTCTGAAGGTGATACTATTTAGTCTCAGCTTGATATTTGTGTTTTAATTCATTGACAATCATAATTGATTTTTTTAATCCAAGTGCATACTCATTGTGTCCATGCTTGACGGAAATTTGTATGCTGTGTTGAATTCGTTCACATAGTTCTTTGTAAAATTGCTCATCCATAATGTATTTGTGAACAACGGAGGGAGGGGGAGTCGAACCCCCAAGGGCTTTAACACCTCAACTGTTTTCAAGACAGGTTCCGTCGCCAATCGGATTGCCCCTCCAAAAAAGTAACCTGTGGTTACTTATTATATATCACTGATTCATCGAAGCTTTGGCATCTAGTTGACGAATTGTATGAATGGGACTTTTGATGTAACGTTTAATTTTTTTGAGTTGTTTATTTAATTGTTTTAGTTGTTGTAGATCTCGTTGAATTTCTGCAGGACTTTTAATCTTGTCTTCATTAAAACTGATCTCTGGAGTTAATACAGTTTCTTCTTCAACTACTTCGGTTGATTCAACATCAATGATTTGTTCTTCCATAATTTAACTTCTCGTTTTTAAATACTCTACTGCCTTATATAGGCCACTAAGATTATCCCCAAGATTTCCTAATCCAACATTACATGGATCGCAAATCCATCCACGAAATTTTCCAGTATCATGACAGTGATCAAGAACAATCTTTTTGTTGTGTGGGGGTGTCTTTCCACACAGATCACATACCTCTGGTTTTGGTGGTGCAGTTTTTTTCAACTGATACCGAAGTTTACTTTGCTCGCTAATACATGTTCTACACCTAGTATCATGCCTATCCTTATGTCCACGATGTCCAGGAAACTCAGACAGTTTTTTCGTTTCATTGCAATAGACACATGATTTAGTTTTTAGTTCATCAATAATCTCCATAGGCACCGGAGGCTTTGGTTGCTCTAGCATCATAGCATGGTTTTCAGGGCTTGTCAAGTCATGGATAAAAAAAGAGACCCTTTCGGGTCCCTGAAAACTTATAAAGTTTTTATCAACCGATGGCTGGTGCAGTGAGCGCAACAGGAGTGCTATCAGCAGCAGCAAGATCTAGAGGGAAGTTGTGTGCGTTCCTTTCGTGCATTACCTCCATCCCGAGACCACCACGATTCAGAATGTCTGCCCATGTATTAATTACATGACCCTGACTATCTTGAATTGACTGGTTGAAGTTGAAGCCATTCAGGTTGAATGCCATCGTGCTAACTCCCAGAGCAGTGAACCAAATACCAACGACAGGCCAAGCAGCCAGAAAGAAATGTAGAGAGCGAGAGTTGTTGAAGGACGCATATTGGAAAATCAAACGACCAAAATAACCATGAGCAGCTACAATGTTGTAGGTTTCTTCTTCTTGTCCGAACTTGTAGCCGTAGTTCTGTGACTCATTTTCTGTCGTCTCACGTACAAGACTAGAGGTGACAAGAGATCCGTGCATAGCAGAGAAAAGAGAACCACCGAAGACACCAGCAACTCCCAGCATATGGAAAGGGTGCATAAGAATGTTGTGTTCCGCCTGGAAAACAAGCATGTAGTTGAAAGTTCCTGAAATCCCCAGAGGCATTGCATCAGAGAAGGATCCTTGACCGAAGGGATAGACCAGGAACACTGCACTAGCAGCAGCAACGGGTGCAGAGTAGGCAACACAAATCCAAGGACGCATACCCAGTCGGTAAGATAGTTCCCATTCACGACCCATGTAAGCATAGATACCAATTAGAAAATGGAAGACGACCAATTGAAATGGTCCACCATTATATAGCCACTCATCGAGAGAAGCAGCTTCCCAGATGGGATAGAAGTGCAGACCGATAGCATTGCTAGAAGGAACAACAGCACCAGAGATGATGTTGTTTCCATACATTAGAGAACCAGCAACTGGTTCACGAATCCCGTCGCTTACACCTAACAAACAACCATATCTTTTGACTTAGGTTGCTTCTGTTGACGAATTTGATTTGCTCGTTTTGCGTTTTCTACTCTTCCACCATTTTCTACCCACTCTTTCCAAGTTTGTAGATGAGAAATACATTCTTTTATCCTTTCTCCTCGCCTTACTCCCATATAAGGAAGTATTTGTTGTAGAATGGATAAAACCTTTTCTTTTTCTCCGATGTGAAGTGTATACACTTGTTTACCTTTTACAGTTTTTCTTGATGGCAAGAAGTATGGTTTATCTAAAAGTTTACTCAACCTTTGGATAATATCTTCATCTACCATAGAAATTTTGATGAAAGGTGCTGGTGGAGTATTAGAAACTTCGTAACGGTCTTTAGAACGATTGTCTATTCCAAAGTATCCTTCACCTTCTAATAATCCAGCAATCCAAGCAACATCAGTTTCATTTAGGTCTAACATTTTAATCTTGCGTCTTCTGTACTATTTATACAGCATTAGCAAGAAAAGGTCAACAGTAGATGTGTGGACTATATCTTCACCCTTCAAAGAAGGGGCTGGGCACTTAAACCTGTTATTAAGGGGACTAAACCCCTCAGGTAGTCTCTGAACCTTCCTCAAGTGTACTTGAGGCTTGGCTGCTGATTGCCTTTCGGTTTCCAGCAATTCACCCAGTTTCGTCAATACTCTTACGAGTAAGGGACACCGATTAGTTAATGTCTACGGGAGGAGCAGCAATGAAAGCAACAATGAAACAAATAGTAGCAGCAAGAAGGGTAGGAATCATTAGAGTTCCGAACCAACCGACATAGAGACGGTTATCGGTAGAAGTTACCCACTCACAGAATTGTTCCCAAGTGTTACTTCCACGCTGTTGAGCGAGGGTAGCAGTCATAGTTTTAAAAGAACGTAGTGTTTGTAAAAATATGTTAAGGAATGTGTTGATTCCTTAACACTTATTTATAGTAGCACAGGTTGCAAAATTTGTCAAGGGGTCTCCTAAATATAATTGAGTTGAAAAAAATCTATGTACAGACTTAACTCAGACGACGTAGACTACTTAATTTTAGCTTGCAATGCTTATCAGGAAAAAACTGGTTCTGAAGAAATGTGGGATGTATTCAATGAACTGAAAGAAAAATTATATACCTACATGGAGCAGAATCTATATGGACGAGAGAAGAACATTTAATACTCCCATCAGGGAACCCTGGAATGCTCCTATTCATAATATATTAAAAGCTATAGACAATCACACAAGACAATATTTGAATACTGAAGATCCATGGCATGAAGAGAAAGCTAACATGCTAAGGGAATATTTACATGAATTAAAAACTTGGATTCACAAAGAAGAAAATGAATGACTTTCCATGGGGAGTTTCAATAGGACTCGGAATAGTATTATTAGGCACATTAAGTTTTTTAATCTACATTATGATGTTAGATTACTTAGAGGGTAATGACAAAAACAATACTCATTGAATTGTTGATCATAGCTAGATTATTAACTAATGATGGAATGATGCTAGAAAATAGAAGACCTCAACCGAAAAGACAATCGGTTGAGCTTTTTCGTTTTATTCGTAGACCAGCTAAAAAAGGCAGAAAACTATTTAAGTTTACCTAATCCATTTTCCCATAAAGAACCCTCTGCTCGTCTTCTTCTAGCTAATCCTTTCTCTACAGATGATCCTGGATTACGATACCGATAGAGTGCTTCTGGAACAAGATGCCAAGATTTATCTTTTAATACTTTGGTAATGGTATTAAACCCATCTGATCCATAAAAATTTGCACCAAGATTATATGCAAATGAAAGTAGTGCCCCTCTCATTTCTTCATTCATTTCATTCCAATATGGAATCTTGGTTAGTGGAGGAAGAAACTGATTCCTAGCTTGATACTCAAGTAATTCATCTGCCTGTAATTGAGTAATCTTATCAGTGATCTTAAATGGCTTTCCATTCATATCTCTGGTACTTCCCCATCCGATGGTAATTGGAAGTCCACCAGTATGAGGATCATAATATGCACTTAATTCACATCCTTCAAATTCTTTGATTAAATCCAATCCACATTCTGGAACTATAGATGGGTTGGATACTTTATATTCGTTTCTAAATCTTTTAGCAAATTCTTCTAGTACATTAGGAGAAGTATTTTGCTGTAAATACTCCCACGCATCGTTTTGATGCATATATCCTTTACTATGCTTTGCCGCATCAATAAATTTTATAGCCATAAAAAAAGGAGGTGTAGAACCTCCTGTATTTAGTTATTCGATTGTTATCACCAGACGCCAGGAATAATCTGACCAGTAGTGAGATAGGTTCCGACTGCGACTACGAAACCAAGCATAGCGAGGCGACCATTAAGTGTTTCAGCCTCAGGTGTCCATCCGAATTTCATTTGTTTTCTCCTGTTAATTAAAGGTTTTCTTCTTGTTCAGTTAGAATTACACAATCAGATTTAGGATATGCTACACAAGTAAGTACCCATCCATCTGATAGTTGATCATCATCAAGGAACGATTGTTCCTCATTATCAACTTCACCTTGAATCAGTTTGCCCGCACAAGCAGAACAGGCACCAGCACGACATGATGAAGGAAGATCTACTCCTGCTTCCTCAGCAGCTTCAAGGATATATTGATCCTCAGCACACTGAATAGTTTGTTCGGTTCCATCTGGGGAACGAAGAGTAATTTGATAAGTCATTAGTAAGTTTCAGATAATTGATTTACAGCGTATGCCAACAGTACAAGGAAGGCAACACTAGTAATTATAAAGATAAATTCAGTCATTGTCAATTATTTGTCAGAAGATCCCGAAAAAGAACTTGCCAGTGCCAAGATAAGAAATGAACCCAGCAATAATACCGACCATTGCCCAGCGCCCATTGTACTTCTCCTTTACTTGATTTGGAGTATCCATTCCGTAGTTTTCATAATACATTACAGGTTCTTTGGCAAACATATTTTGTTGGCCGAACTCATTAGATGTTACAGTCATTTTGTTGTTACAAATTGTTACAATATTATATATGAAAAAGGGGGTTTTGTCAACCCCCAATTGTCAGAAAATCAGAACTTGAATCCCAGACCCGTGGTGAACACGGGAGAATAGGTTCCGTTGGTAGCACCATAGCTGTTAGCAGCATTGGTGGTAGGGAACTTCAGATCAGCAAAACCAACTAGTGAATTGGTTAGACGACCTTCAATACCTAGAGCAAGTACAACTTGACCTTTCTCGCCAACAGCAGACTGGAAATTAGCAGCAGTGTTGTTCACGAAAGGAATCTGATAACCAACACCAGTATAGATGTTAGCACGGCTCACACCAGAAGCAGCCTTAGCAATACTCCAGTCATAGGCAACTAGAGCACCACCTGCAGCACCAATCTCACCAGCAGGAGTGCCTACTAGGTTAGCATATGGACGAACAGAAACAGCATTCTGATTAGCAAAGGTCTTTACAGCATAACGACCTTGAACAGTAGCACCAGAGATAGTACGGTTCTCAGTGTAACCATTGCCATCAACGCCTTGCTTGTTTAGAAGAACACCAGCACCTAGGTAGTTACCTACACCCTGAGCCTTTTGAGCAGCAGCCACTTCTAGTGCAGTTACACGGGCATTAGTAGCACCGAGTTCCTTAGCAAATTCTGCACGAAGAGCAGCAGCTAGTTGTGCATCTGCAGCAGTTTGGAATTCGCTGATACGATCCAGACATGCATTAGTGAGTGCAGCAAGTTGAGCACGAGTAGCAGGTTCACCAGGACGGAAAGTGCCATCAGGGAAACCAGCAACACAACCATAACGGGATACTAGGTTAGAGATAGCCTGATATGACCACTCGGTTGGTTGAACATCACGCAGTTGTGAAACACTGGTGACTTGTGCCATGGCAGGAGAGATTGCAGTTGCAGCAACAACACCAGCAGCAATAAATGAACGAATCATCATAATTTTAAATGATTAACTACAGATTTTATTTATATTTGGGAAGTGGTTGGAATCGAACCAACTACTGTATGGATTGTCTCCGTGCCGTTCCAGTTGGCTTCACTTCCATGAAATCCTACTATAGCAGGAGTTGTGGGGGCTGTCAACCCCCTTTGCAGGCTCGCCACCAGTTTTGAGTACGAGAAAACTGGAAACTCGGCAGAGTAAAAACTCCTCATCCGCACCAGTCGGCATATTTTATGTCCATCCGACGAGGACTAAATTGGGTCATACTTGACTCCACCAGGGCAAGTTTTTAAGTCATTCCGAGACTTCTATATCATTGTATATTTGCCAGATATACTGTTTATGTTCTTCAAGTTTTTGAATTGTCTCATGCATTTTAATATAATTTTTTAGATCTAAACGATCTTCAATTTGTTTTAGTGTTGTAATTACACTTTGTATTTCGTCACATACATTCAATAACTTGAGAGAACAATAAGTTGTTTTTTGCATGGGAATTAGGGGACGCATCCGACCAGTACTGTTATAGACCATCCGTGTCTCTGTGTATTTAGTTATTCTTTGGATTTTGGTTTATTGCATTCGTTACAATAATATGAAAATCCTGACCTGAAATATTTTACCACTTGGTAGTGGTCTTTGTCAAGGGGGTACTCAGTGTGACATTTTGAGCACTGTCTAGTCCCACCACCAGCAGAGGTTTTCAAGGGTGTTGATGAACTGCTCGTGATAGACTGTACGGCTCGGATTAGGTTTACCATCTTTCATGTCTTGGAGATACTGTATGATACCACGAACCACAGGGGTGTCCTGGAAATATTCGTACATTTTGTAACAATCAAACTTTTCAATGTATTCAACGAATCCATGCAAAGGTGCCATGTTACGACGATAGGCATAGATAAATACATCTTCATCTTTGATACCTTCTTTGTTTAGAATTTGAAGTGGAGTATATTTTTCTCCATCGTGTTCTTCTTCAAGTTCTATTGGATCATCAAATACAAAATGAAGACCGTCATAATACTTATCATGAAGTTCTTTATCTGGTGCTACACGAAGCTTTTCATTTTCTTCCAGATAATAGTTCATGCGGGCTTTAGCTTCTTCGTTGGTTAGACGAAACACGATATTGCCAATGTAGTAATCTACAGGACCTCCATACATGTTTTCGGATGTTCTTTTTCTGAATGACAGATGAGTAATCTCAAATCCAGGTTCTTCGTATTCAGTTTCAACTAATCCTTGTGAAATAGTCATACTTCAAAAGTGTCAAGGTCTTTACCAGCTTTGATGGATTCTTTGCGGAGTTTCTTCAAATCCTTCATCATGGTTTTAATTTCTTTGTATGCATCATCGGCATTCATCTTACCACCGATTTCCAATCCGACGATAAGATCTACCTTATCACCGAATCTAGCAAGTGCTCTTTCAAATTCAGTAAGTGATTCGTAACCCATAATAAGTTAATTAATTAACTAAGCCCAAGATCGGACTTGAACCGATGGCCTACGCTTTACAAAAGCGTTGCTCTATCCAACTGAGCTACTCAGGCATATCTTCTGGATTTTCTAAATCCACTGGAAACAAACAAGGGTGACATTCTTCATCAATCAAATAGAATGAAGTTTTGTATAGATCTTCTGGACTATACTCTTCATTGTTTGAAGCATCAATTTGAATGTAAGGATCATCCTGCATTATTTGAGGAAGTTCTTCAAATGTAAACGGAACATTATTAATGAAATACATCTCAACAATTTCATTATTGTAAAAACAATACTTTGATGAGATTTTGTATTTCATGACTGTATCCTTCGATACAAATATTTAGTGGTAGGAGGGGAGAGCATCACCTTAAGCCTCCCTCTTTACATTACCTAGCCTTGACCAGGAAGAGGTTTTGGTTCCTACATTTGATACAAATTGTATCAACTGGGGCGGCAGGGATCGAACCTGCGACCAATCGGTTAACAGCCGATAGCTCTACCGCTGAGCTACACCCCAAAGAAATTACTGTTGACTTAACATATATTCAACAGTATTTGCAATGTCATTCATTGCTACCCGAAGATCTGATTGTTGACCAGACTCCATTTTAATTATTGGGCGATGATCATCTACTAGAGTCCATCTCCATTGATTTAATTCACTACAATACCAAAGATTAATTTTCATTTTTAAAGTGTTCTAATTCTATCCATCTAAGGAGAGTGTTAAAAGCATAAATTGATGCTTCAGTGCAATTGTCATCTTCAAGCTTTTGAATATAATACTCAAGTGCTTCGATAACCATTTCTCTATCTTTTTGAGAAATAAGTGACATAGTAACCTCAAATAGTGAGGAAGCGAATGACGGGGATCGAACCCGTGACACCAACTTGGAAGGATGGGATGTTACCGCTACACCACATTCGCAGGGACCCCTCTGTTTGAGCATCATTCGGCGTCCCGAGATAGGCTTGAGAGGTAGATGATTTTATTTAGGTAGTAAAATTAATCTCTGGATTTGGATTAATACCACCAAAAGTAATTATATCATCATAGTTAGTTGCAAAAGGAATACCACCTTCTACACTAAAATCTTCTTTTGGAGTCTGTACTCTGTTCATGATAATAATGTAACCTAGCTTTTGTAAAGCTTCTGCAATAGAATGAAGAGTATATGGGTCTTCATGCATAGCACCTAGTTCAAGTGCAGAACGAAGTGCATGTTCAGCTTTTTCAATTTGATACTTAACTGAGTCTCCCATAAAAAATAATATAGTGGGAATGGAGAATACCAGAGTCGAACTGGTGATTGATGCTTGCAAAGCACCTGTTTTACCACTAAACTAATTCCCCAGATGGATTAGGTGTGAGACCAGGGACCTAACCTCTATCCGTATGCTGACTTTGCAGTTCAACGACGAAGTTATAGCAAAAATCTTGCATATAACTTTTGGTTTACCGTCAGAAAGATAGTTCTGTTAACGGTAAGTCGGAATGATAGGATTTGAACCTACGGCATCTCGCTCCCAAAGCGAGTGCTCTACCAAACTGAGCTACATTCCGAGGTGAATGGTGGGATTCTGTCATACCCACAACTGGAAGGTTACACTGACAACCGTATTCCAGAACCTAGATTCTTCTTGGTGAGAAGTTCTATACCTTTGATTTCTCAACGATACAGCGGGCACCACCCCTAATCTATTACATTATCCCGTGAGTAACCACAAAGATTATTCTGTCACATTCTTTGGAAACCCGTCGATTTCCAATGGGAATACTGGGAGTTGAACCCAGACTAAGCCCTTATAAGGAGCCCGCTCTAACCATTAAGCTATACTCCCTAGATTAAATTAACGAACTTCGTAATCTAATCTGCGTATTCGTCTCTTTGGAGTCATTGGTTCCATAATCTTTTGTTTTTCTTTTGGTTTTGGTTTTGTGAATCCATGGACCATTTCAATACGGCTCATGTCCTCAGCAATTATAACAGGTAATCCGTTGTTGTCAAGTCTTATGTATGCTCCATTAGGACACTTACATGATTGACCACGGTTTGGTTGAGTTACTTGCAATTCAGTGTTGCAATCTTTGCATCTAATTTTGTACATTGTTTCATACCTTAAATATTCAGTTTTCACGACTCAGGAGGGACTTGAACCCCCGACCAACTGCTTAGAAGGCAGATGCTCTATCCAACTGAGCTACTGAGTCATTTGTGAGTTAATTGTAGCAGACTAGTCTTGGTTTGTCAAGGGGCAGTCTGGAACCCATGGAGCACAGAGTCGGATTTCTCCTCCCAATGCTTGACACTCATCAGTGTAGCACACGCTGGAGTCCACCGGTTTGTCTGAGTATCGTGGTGATGGTATCGTAGCACGTCCATCGTCGTTTGTCAAGTCCTCATAATCTTTAATTGCTTTATCGACATCTCTCTCAATTCTTCTCTTGAGAAGCTTGTCGTCCTTTATTATATAGTCGTTTAATTGACTATTTGGAAAATACTTTCTTTGAATTTCGTCAATCAGGTCATACCAATGTATCTCATCAATCCCTGTACATTTTGTAAGTACACCTACTGATGATGTAAGTATTATAGCAATGATTGCAAAATTTATTACCTGTTTTTTATTCATGAAGAAGGGGAGATCAAGTCTCCCCATTATTTATCTGTTAAACTCTATAGTAACAGACACTCGCTACTCCCTGTCCAGGAGATGCAATAGTAGAGAATGCCCCGTAGGACAGGTCGAGGTCTCGTCCTCCGACATATGGACCTCTATCATTCACTCGCACAATAACTGATCTACCATTTCGTTGATTAGTCACTCGCAATCTAGTACCAAATGGTAGCCATTTATGTGCTACTGATTTACCATATGCATTGTATCTTTCACCGTTGGCGGTGGTTTGACCGTGATATCCATCACCGATACCATAATGTGAAGCCATTGAACATCCGCTGGCCGCTTCAGCTTTTTGGGGCGTAAATCCAAGAAGTGTTGAAGCAATTAGAAGTGTTGAAATAAAACGCATTAATTTGAATAGAACTCTACATCCCAATAGAAAGGGGGTACACCCAACCTCTCGGAGGGCACTTTCCTGGGCACAAAATGACAACAACTCAACCGCTTATAATAAAAATTGGTGTTGTCAATGGGCAGGGCTGGATTTGAACCAGCGTTGGACAGAGCCGCCTGATTTACAGTCAGGTTCCTTAAACCACTCGGACACCTACCCGAAAGCCTGAAACCAGTAATGCCTCCTTCTATGCTATCTGCATAGCGAGTAACATATTTCCAGCAGGACTCGTGGCGGAGATGCCAAAAGGTTTACTGGCTTCAGACTTAAGACAATCTTAACACACTTTTATTTGGTTGTCAAGGTGTTTGGGATATTTATAAAACTTATGGTGTCTGGAAAACCCTACCCCAGCCATCGTTGCCAGCAGGACACCATCTACGAGCTAGATCAGATCGTTTGTAGATTGCTCCTTTACCATTGGTCACTGGACCAGTATAGCTATCATTGAGGCTTCCGTAAGGGTCATTAACTACATAATCTCCATTTGGTGTCTTGCCGATCACGACTACCATGTGTCCTCCTGTCGGATTAGATAAAGTCCCCCTATGAAGAATACCAATAACAATAGGTCTACCATTGGCAAGCTCTCTATCAAGATCAGCAAAACTAAGAGAATAACTGAAATTGGACTTAATTCCATAAGACGCAAGAACCCTTGTTTGAACCAAGTGGTCTGTTGTATCTCCGATGGAGAAGACTTTTTGAACATATGCATCATCTCCTTTTGGTCCTTTTAATGTGTCAGGTTTAAGAAACTCAAGGCACATTGCACATGCCGATGAATTGCAAGTTCTATTTGCATCCCTATAATTATCTGTTTGAGGGAACCAAGGAACATTCAGATATGCAGATTTAGGAGCTTCTTGTTTTGTTCTGTATATTCTTACCCAATTAGATGAATCATCTATTAATGGAGAATCCATTAAATCAACTTCAAATTGCTCTACTGCAGCAACATGCTTTGGATTATTTTCATCATAGTGTTTAAAGAAATTGTGTAAATCAATTCTGGCCATCTTTCTCTCCGAATAGTTTGATAAAGTACTCTGCGTCTATTACGACTAATGGTTTCTTGTGGTTCTTTTTCATGACCACTACTGGTTCATAATCACCACAATTTGCTTTAGCTTGTTCATATGCTTCCCAGACATTTAACTTCTCAACATTTTTACATTCTATTGAGAAAGGAAATTTACTTCTAGCTGCTCTAGCCATAATCAAATCTTCACCTCCAGCACCCATAGATCTAGATTCAATATCTTCAGGATGTATATCTAGTTCTTCTATGAGTTGATCTCTAACCCACTTTTGTAAATTCCTACCTTTAGCTTTAGCACTCTGAGGTTTCATAATATATCTCTAATAACTTAGAATATTTATCTGAACCCTGACAGAGTTATTGTACAGGGTTTCTTGGGTCTTGTCAAGCCCCCCTTCTTTCAGGGATTAAACAGCTTATATGGCCAGTTAAAGGGGTTTATGACCCTTTCCCTAGTCAGACCAGTTTAAAGGCCATAAACCGCTGTTTTTTGGGAGATTTTACTGGAAGTCCCAGACACAAAAAAGCCACCTACCTAGTCGGCAGATGGCTTGGATTACTTAAATATTTGGTTTATCCATCGTAGCTTCTTCTTACACCAGTTTCATCATCTTGTCTACGCTGAGTTCCCACAACTGCATTTAATCTAGATTTCAATTTAGCTGCCTTCTTTTGTTCAGATGTTTTACCATCCCATTCAGTTGGAGTGTTATCTTTCCAATCATTATGCCTGCCAATATTTGCTTCACGACTTCTTGGCAGTTTAGTTGTTTTTGGGGATTGTGGCCTTTCTGGATATGGTGCAGTAAATCCTTCAACAATTACATCAATCCAATCTTCACTCATGTTAACCATAATGTTTTCTGCTGATTCTACAGTATCAGCATATCCTTCTTCTAGAAGGTGATCTAAAACTACATCATATACATCTACATCTTCACCTAGTCTTGATGCAAGTCTACCAGCACCAGAAGCTACCTTTCTAGCAACTCTACCTAGGAAACCTTTACCAGATTTCTTTGCAGCAGAACCTGCTGCTTGCATCTTAGCTTGAGCAGCATCACTTGAAGATTTGGTTTTTGCTACTGCAGATTGACCTGCAGACTTAACTGCACCTTTAACCTTTTCTACTCCACGCTGGAGTTTATTGGCAGCTCTTGATGCAAGGTGGCCAACAACCTGTGAGCGAATGCCTCTACGAACAGAAGGATCCTTTGCAGCCTGCTTCATACCAATAGAAGTTCTATTGAGTGGCTTACCCTTCTTGCTTGATACTAGGCCATGCTTAGCAGCATAATCACCTGCAGCGGTGTCTACAGCCTTTCTAGCTCTAGCTACAGCCTTACCAGGAGCATCCTTGACTGCTTGAACTTGGCGCTGGCGGGCAGCAGATACAACAGCTTGCTTTCTAGCTTGTTGACGCATTGCAGTGCCCTGACCAGTTGTTACTGGTGCAGAACGCTTATCAGTACTGAGTTTAGTATATCCACCACGACCTTTAGTTACAGTAGCTTCGGAGAAAATCTCATCTAGAGCTTCTTCAATATCTACTAATTCATATCCCTCTTCAATCATAGCTTCGATTGTTTCTTCAACAATCTCTTCAATCTCACCATCATAAAGATAATTAATATCCTCAAGAAGTTCTACTTCTTCAGATAATGTTTCTCTTACTTCATCGTTATAAACGGCAAAGTATGATTCGTAAAGTCTTTGAGTTTCTGTCATTGGAGTTTTTATAAATGTTACTTTATAGTATTATTTATAATTATCCCCTACTTATACTCCAACCATTTTTACGAGTTCCCTTTCTATTATATGCAATTGCTGCTTGCATAGTTGCATATGATATATTGTGGTCGATACAAAATTTTTTAAGTTCTCCATCAACTGTATATTCAATTCCATCTGGAGATGTCAAAATAAACGTGCAGGAAGTGTGGTTTTTTCTTCCATTTTTGAATGTCAATTTTAATGAATTACTAATTTTGTCCAGTATTTCTTGAGTATGTTTATTTCCATAATTTGGATTATTTTTTCCAGCGACTTTTGCAGATATTTTATTTTTACTTTCTCTAGTATGTTGCCTTCCAGAAAAACCCTTTGTTTTTTGCCCTCCAGGTTTTCCTTCTCCACCAAGATTTTGATTCAATAAAACTCCACCATCGCACTCTCTTTTCCAAAGTGCTATGTGTTTTATCTCAAGTTCTATTGCTTCTTCTTTGGTAAGACCAGATTTTACAATATATCTTCTTTCTCTTGGTGGCAATAAATCTGCACCATTACTTCTTAAATGTTTTGCATGTATTCTTCTAGGTTTTCCATACCCAACATAAAAGGGAGAACTAAAGTCCTCCCTTAAGTAATAGTAAAGAATATAATTATTCATGGTAAAACTGAAGTTGATCACTATTATTTATATGATGCTCAACTTCAGTTTGAATTAAAAATTAAAGTTTAAACCCACTAAAGATATCATTTGTCATATCTTGTTTAATTCCACCTACTACGTATGAAGTAATTTCTGTTTCTTGGGGTGCTACTTGAACTCCCCTAGAGTTAAGCCAATGCTCAGTCCAAGGAAGAGGATTGTTTGACATAGAGATGTCAAACATTGGCTTAATACCAATTGCTTTCATTCTACGATTTGCAATATACTCAACATATGAAGAAAGTAGTTTAGCATTTAGACCAATCATAGAACCATCCTTGAACAGATACTCTGCCCATGCCTTTTCTTCATTAACTGCACGAACATACATCTGCTTAACATTATTTTCTTCCTCAGCAATAATATCTAACATCTGAGGATCATCACCATTCTTCCAGTTCTTAATAATGTTTTGAGTGATCACAAGATGCTGAGATTCATCACGAGCAATTAGAGAAATGATCTTTGCAGATCCTTCCATGAGTTTTAGTTCACCGAATGCAAAGCTGCAGGCAAATGAAACATAGAAACGAATACCCTCAAGAATGTTCACATTCATAACTGCACGATAAAGCTTTCGCTTCAGTTCCTTGAGTTCAATCTGTGCAGTTGGATGATCTCCTAGTTCCCAAAGAGTTCCAGAATCCCATTGATGAGCACACTGAATTAGGTCATCATATGCTTCAGTTACACTAGTTGCACGTTCTAGAATCTTTTCATCATCTAGAATAGTATCAAATACTTCTGTCACATCTGAATATACATTCTTGATGATGTAGGTATATGAACGACTATGAATCATCTCCATAGTTTCCCAAATGGTCATGCAAGCTTCCAGTTCAGGAAGTGAACAGTATGGAATAAATGCAAGACCAGGACCACGACCCTGTACCGAATCAAGCATGATCTGATACTTCAGGTTGGAAGTGAAGATATGCTTTTGCTCAGAACGAAGAGTTTGATAATCTGCACGATCTTTTTGGAGGGAGACCTCCTCAGGTCTCCAGAAATATCCAAGTTGTTGTTGAGTTAGCTTTTCAAAGATAGGATACTTGTAGCTATCATATCTTTGAACTCCAAGTGGCTTACCAAAAAACATTGGTTGCTTTTTGGTATCTACATGATTACTATTAAATACGGTCATGCCCTTGATTTCACTGTTTGTATTTTTGATGAATTGCATGTAAATTCTCCTTTAGATTTTGCAGCTTTCGCAGTCGTCTTCGGTCTCTAGTTGTGAGACTAGTTGTGATAGAGCATCCGTTTTCTCTTCCGTATCACCATCAGATTTACTATCATATGTATTTTGATAGTATGATGTCTTCCAGCCATACTTATATGTTGTCAGTAGATCTTGTGCCATTACTGATGCTGGCACTTCATTATCTGGATAGTTTTCTGGGTTGTAGCTCCAGTTACCACTGATTGCTTGATCAAAGAACTTTTGCATCACAGCAACAATATTAATGTAACCAGTGTTATTAGGCATGTCCCAAAGAAGCGTATAGTTCTTCTTGAGGGTTTGATAGCTAGGAACAATTTGCTTAAGTGGACCTTTCTTTGATTTCTTAACGGACAAGTAATCTCTAGGTGGTTCAATTCCGTTGGTTTCATTTGACACAACGGAACTGCTTTCCGAAGGCATTTGTGCGGACAACGTGCTATGTCGTAGACCATGTGTTTGAATCTCGGAACGTAAAGTCTCCCAATCATAGTTCAGTTCGTTAGGTACGATTTCGTCTACATCTGTTTTATAGGTGTCGATGGGAAGAATTCCTTGAGAATACTTTGTACGATTAAAATATTCACATGCACCCTTTTCTTGAGCAAGTTTATTAGAAGCTTTCAATAGATGATATTGAAATGATTCGGTCAAATCATGGACTAGTTTCCAAGACTCACGATCTTCATATTTCACACCATGTCTAGCCAGATAATGTGCAAGCCCAATATAACCGATTCCAAGTGAACGACGAGACTTTGTAGAAACTCTAGCAGCTTCAACTGGATAATCTTGATAATCAATTAATTCATCCAAAGCACGAATTGAAAGATCGCAAAGTTCTTCCATTTCATTTACATTATTAAGTTTACCAACATTAACTGCAGAAAGAATGCAAAGTGCAATCTCACCTTGTGGATCATCAATATGATTGATTGGTACAGTTGGAAGTGTGATCTCTTGGCAGAGATTACTCATGTTCACTTTGTCAAGGAAAGAACTATGTGAATTACAATGATCAATATTCATGATGTAAATACGACCAGTCTCTGCACGTTCTTTGAGAAGATCAAGAAATAGTTCTTGTGCATTTACAGTTTTTCTTGGAATAGACTGATCTCGTTCTGCATCCACATACATGTCATCAAACGAATCAGTCCCAAAAGCATCATACAAACCAGGAACGTCGTGTGGAGAGAATAGAGAAATTTCTTCATTTGTGATAAACCTCTCGTAGAATAGTTTTGAGATCTGAATGCTATAGTCTAGCTTACGAACTCGGTTATCCTCGGTTCCCTTATTGTTTTTTAATACTAGGATGTCTTCTATTTCTTGATGCCAAATAGGGAAGTGAACTGTAGCCGACCCACCACGAATGCCGTTTTGAGTGCAACATCTGACCGTCGCTTCAAATTTCTTGAGGAAGGGTATAACTCCAGTATGGGCAACCTCGCCACCACGAATTTTGCTATTGAGACCTCTGATCCTGCCTGCGTTAATACCGATTCCAGCACGCTGAGCCACATAACGGCCAATAGCCATGTCAGAGCTGAAGATAGAATTGAGAGAATCGTCAGAATCAATAAGCACACAAGAAGCAAATTGACGAAGAGGGGTTCTAACACCTGCCATAATTGGTGTTGGAATGTTAATTCTGTGCTTGGAGATTGCGTTGTAATATCGTCGGACATATTCTAGTCGAGTTGATTGTGGATATTCTGCAAAGATAGTTGCAGAAATTAGCATGTACATGTATTGAGGAGTTTCATAAATTTTCTTTGAACTCCTATCCTGCACAAGATATTTGTCTACTACTTGACGAAGACCAGCATAAGTAAAAATATAATCTCTTTCGTGATCAATCCAGGAATTAATTTTATCCCATTCTTCATCAGTGTATTTACCAGATAGGGCTTTATCATATACACCATTCATGATACCTTGGTACAGGTGATCACCTATTGAAGGGAACCCGTTCTTCCAATTAGCTCCAAAGACTTGTTTATATAAGCCGAACAAAAGAAGACGAGCAGCAACATACTGGTAATTTGGATTATCAAGACTAATGAGGTCACTAGCTGACCGAACCAAGATTTCTTGAATTTCATCAGTTGTAATTCCATCATAAAATTGTAATCCAGATTGAATTTCAACTTGGGATGCACTTACTCCAGCAAGTCCTCCACAGGCACATTCAACCATATTGTGAATCTTGTCCAAATCTAAAGATTCCAGAGTACCATTACGTTTTTTTACTTTAGTACCGTTACTCATACTTTCTTCCATGTAGTAAATTTAACTTTAGCTTCCAACCCTTGAAATGTGTTTTCTTTGATTATTTCCTGTGGGTTGAGTCCAGAAATAACCATATCATTAATATCTTTTTCTTTTATGGTGCTTGGCCAAATAACGACCTTTTCTCCTGCAGTGATAAGCTTGTCATACCTCTGGACAATTTGAAGATTTCGTGGTTCATTATCCAATACAAAAATTCTGTCTCGGTAAATAGACTTTTCCAGGTACACATCAGATCCACACATGGCAATTGCATTAGACAGAAAAAGAGAGTCAAATGGACCCTCTGTGACATAGATGGTTCTATCGAAATCTAAAGAATCAAGTCCAAATAATTTAACGTACTTATCATCCAGGATGGTAGTAATATAGCGTAGTTTTGCAGTTTTGTCAAGAGCCCTCCCCTGGAATCCAAAAAGTTTTCCACTTTTGGACATGAGGGGGATGACGATTCTAGACTCTTTAAGTTTTGTGTCTGTTTTGGCCCAAGCATGAAAATCCTCTGCGTAATAAAATTTAGAAAGATATTTTTCTGGAATTTGTCTTTTGAGAAGGTATTCTTTTGCTGGGTGTGAATTATTTAGTTCTGATATCTTTTGGAGTTCTGATAGAGGTGTTTTAACAAACACAGGTTTCTTGAACTCCGCCATCGGTGGGTTTGCTGTATTGGATCCTCGTCCAGTTAACCCGACCTTAAATCTTTCCATGATATATTCATCATGGAGAGTTACATCCAAGTCTTTTAGGAAATTTGCAAGGTTCCTTCCAACTCCACAGTTATGGCACTTGTAGACCATATCCGATTTCATTAGAAAGAAAAATCCTCTTGCACGATTCTTATTCTTCACAGAATCGCCACAGTATGGACAACGAAAGTTATATAGATTATCTTTTTTCTTTGAGAATTTATCTAGACGTATAGAAATGAGGTTGATGTATTTGGCGTCAATGTAATTCATTTAGTGGAGGGCTGCTCGGTCCCCCCATTATAGTGCATTCCAACCATGTTGTCAATGAAGGGAACGACCAGTCCGACAACTAGCACAACGGCCCCCGAAATCGCAGCCACCTGCCACCGGAATTTTAATAAATCACTAACAGTTTTTTCAATTTCTTCTACTCTATCAAGTACAGACTTGTGTTCTGTGGTATTAGACTTTTTTATTTCATCTACCATTTTTATTATAATTTCATCCGACTTCACGGTTTGTTCTATTCTTTCATCGTGTATTGCTAACATTTTACTAATAGTTTGACTCGTCTCACTTATCTTTTCTATAGCAGAATCAATCTTTTTCATCATCTTCTCATACACACTGAGTCGTTCTTCAAGTAAAGCCAATTTAGTTTCTGTTGAAGAATTTTGAAACATTTTGATCCTCTTTTACTGGGCTGGATGAGAACCTCTGGAGGATGCAAATGTAGAGATTTTTTCAAATCCGGCAGAAGATGAATTAATTGTTTTAATCATTTTCACTCTGTTACTAGCATTTAGATTTCTATATAAATCAACAAGTTTATTTGCACCATCAGGAGATACTTGAGCTTTCTCTCCGTTATCAAACATAACAACTCCTTGTTGGCCGGCAAGAGCAATTTGTTTTAATTGATCTATTACTTTGCCGCCACTTTCAAACAATCTTTGTTCTTTAATTTTTTTTCTTTTTCTTTTAGATGCAGGAATCCCAGGTGGTTCTACACTTGGAGGAATAGATACTGCGGATCCATTACCGACACAATTAGCAGCAACTTCTTCGTTATAGTTCATATTTTATTAAGTTCCTCTAAACAATAACTATCTGGTTCTATATGAGAAATATCACTTAGTTCCATTCTATTAATAAACATCATGAATGATTTCAAATACTTCCAATACTGTTGTTCTATTTTAAAAAATAATATTGGAGTTGCTGCATCACCAAAAATATTATATACAACTATGATATGATTTAATAAAAGATGAGTTTTAAGAATCCCTGTTTTATCATAACGTTTAAGTAATCTTTTAATATACTTAAATCTTTTCAAGTCTTCAAAAAAATCATCTTTTGTCATTGCATTTGGATTGTCATAATTTTTTATTGCAAATAACAAAAAATTATCTTCATTCAACTCAGTAAATCTCATATTTTATCAAGTGCCAAATGTTAGAGTTGCAGTTCTGGAAATAACCTCTTCAGTACCACCCGCAGATGTAATCTTAACTCTATACTTATAACCAGTAACTACTGAAGTAGCACCAGTTAGAGTTAGAGTGTGAGTTGAAGAACCTGTATAGATTCCAGTGTTGGTAAGATTTGTCCAACGAGTTCCGGTTGTAGTTTGAACCTGCCACTGATAAGCAAGAGTTCCTGGAGTTCCAGTTGTAGTGGTTTGACCATTAACTGTAAATGTTGCTCCACCAGATGTTGTAGTAGCATTCTGTGGATATGCAACGTTGATTGTTACTGCGGATGCAACGTCTGCAGCAATTGTGTCGTCAGCTTGAGTTTCGTTTGCATTGGTATCTGGATTGCCAAGTGCAACTAGCTTTTCTGCTTTATGGCGAGTATTTCCTGCAGCATCAGTATAAGTGAAGTAGGACCACCAACCAGGACCATCAATACCACGGGTACGGTTCTCGTTTAGTCTTGCTTCAGTTTCATCAACGAAAACAATTGTTTTTGCTTGTGCTGAAGCAGCAATAGTTCTTTCAACTTTAGTCTTATTTGCGTTAGAATCAGTTCTTCCGTATAGAGACATTTAAACCCCTCTTGAATTTTTATTCTATTAATATTTATAAAAAATGGGGAGTTACCTCCCCAGCATACGTTTTATAGTGTTTTTAGTAAAATCTATTATATTATTTTCTTTGAATCGTTTTGTCTTACCAAGATATTCAGAAAAACTGAGGAGTAAAATTAAAATTAACTCCACCCCCCAGTTCAACAACAAACATTCAATCACTTACAGTTCTTTAGAAGTGCAGTTCGTACAGTTGCTGCGATTACATTATCAATATCATTATCAGTGGTGTTCACATAACGATCAAGTAGTTCAACTACAAGACGCTTGGTATGACAAGAATTCATTGCTGCAAGTAGTAGTGGTTTTACTACTTCTACTAATACTCCCATGATTTTCTCCAGAAAGGATTCACTTCTATTTATTTTAGTCGAATCTTGAAGACATATTATCCTGTGCTCTTTGAGCAGAAGCACGACGAGCAGCTACTTTTTGTGCTGGAGATTTAGGACCGCCATACTCACCAGCTGTAGGTGGCTTTTTACCAGGAGTTTTCTTTTGTCCTCTTGGCTGAACACCCGCTCTTGCAGCTCCCATTGATTTGGAAACTAGTTTAAATGCAGCACTTGGTTCAGGTGGTCTTGGAGTTCCCTTGTCTTCTCTCCTTCTTTCATCAATTACTTCAACTTCTTCACGTTTCATATCAACTTGAGGATTAATGATTACACCATCCTTTCTTTTACCTTTCACATCTGGAGTGTTATCTGTTCTGTTAGTTTGAGTTAGTCTCACAAATTTTCCAGTTGCTTCATCTGATGCAGTCTTTTCAGTTAGATGTCTCCAATCAGCAAAAGTGAATCTTTCGATGTCAAATGAATTTTGCAATTTTTCTTCAATAATTTCACGAGCTGATGGGCCAGACTCTTCCACCATTAGCATTGCTTGCTCAATGAAATAATCAAAATGCTCTTGATCGAGTGATTCAAAAATTTCTTGAACCTCATCATAGTTAAATGCAATTTCAGCTTCAATAAAATAATGAGTTAGGAGTTCTTTTTCTTCTTTCCTCATCTTTTTAACAAAAGTTCCAACAGCTCTACCTGCGGTTGCAGCAGCAGACTTGCCAGCTTTTCTAGCCTTTACTGCTTCTCCTGCAGCCGCTCCAGCAGCTCCCGCAGCTTTGACTGCAGTTCTACCTGCACTTTGAGCTGCTCTACCAGCTGCAACAGTTGCCTTTCTTCTTGCCCTAGTTGCAGCTGCGGATTGCTCTGCTTCTTTACCTTTTGCCCTAACAGCGTCATAAGTTGCTTTAACTTCTGCAGCACGTCTTGCTCCTACTTGTCTTGCTGTGTTTACTGATTGCTGGACTGATTTAAAGTCCCTTTCTGCTCTTGCTTTAAGTGCTCCAAGGATACCGCCCTTTGCTTTTTCTTTAGTTTGTGTTGGGGTTGACTTAGTTGCTGGCTGAGATTTTTTAGCCATTGCAATTTTTGATTGACTCTTCAAAGCAGAAGTCATTCCAGATGATTTTGATGACTCGGCATCTCTTGCAGCTTTTCTTGACTTATGCTCAGCAGAAGCACGGATTGCTGCAGATTTAGCACCACCTTTCAGTGAACCAATTGACTTGCCAGACTTGGACATTCCAGAGCCACGAACTTTGGTGCCACCAGCTCCACGTCTCCATTCAACAAGAAATTCTTCAGATGAAATCTCAGCCACAAAATCACAAAAATCATCAATGCCCATATCTTCGATTAGAAGATCAATACCATACTCATTGAGTCCTTCATTCATAAAATATGCTGTTGCAATTTCTGCAACATCTTCCATTTTCACACACTTATCTTTACCGTTTTCGGTACCAGCATACTTATAACCTTTCCAGCAAGCTTTGCCATCAGCACCTTGCTCTTTGCCTTCTTTGTTTTTTGCTTCAGCAGCAAACTCTTCAGGGGTGTAGTGTACGCTGTGACGATATCCACCAATTTCTTGATCTAATCTATCTGCTCTAGATTTAGCTCTTTTTTTATTTTTATATGGTTTGCCAATTTTAACTGGCTCTCCATCACTTGGACCATGTTTTTCTGGGCCATAAATTTGATATGGCATTTCATTCAATTCATACTCTTCATTTCTAGGATCTCTGGTGCCTCTGAGCGGCTCTAAACCAGCACGACGGCGTGCTTTGTTTCCCGCCCCCTGATCACCATACCCAGCATATCTTGGACCTTTACCGCCAGTGGATTTCTTCTCATACCCAGGTGTTCCAGGACCATCACCACGAACTGCAATATTATGAGCATTTGCTCTATCTCTTGTAGTTACTCCATATGTCTGATACTGCTTACCCGCTAGTTTTCTCTGACGGGGACCGGGACGCATTGCCTCATCTACAGTTTCATCTTCTTGAAGTTGTCTATTTCTCCAAAGCTCAGCAACATAATCTACTGCTTCTTTTCTGGTCTTTCTAACATCATCACCTGGCTCATATGGCTTGTCATCACCATCAGAATTCCACCAAGGATTCTTTCCATTGAACTTACGACCTTTTAGCTTAGGTCTTTTCTTTTCTTGAACTAGTTCAGTTTCTTCATTGCGAACATTACCCTTAGCATTTAGCTTTGCTTGAATTTTTCGCTTCATTTCTGGCATTGAAGCCACATTATAAAGAGCTAGAGTTGGAGCACTAAATGTTCTTCCATTAGTGTACACATTAACACCCATATAATCTCTAACTTTTTTGTCTTCTAGAAGAGTTAGGGCATACTCAAGAGTTTGATCAATTAGATTTTCTCTTAGATAATCTTCTTGAGAATTCACATCACCAGGAAAGTATGCAGAAGCAGACTCAACCATCTTTGTGGCTTTATACATCATGTCTGGTGTAAGAGACATGAATTGAGATACAATAGATAAATCCATATTCTTTCTTTGAAAT